TTTGCCGATGCCGACTAGGACGGTGCCGCGCTTCAGGTGATGGTCAAAGTTTTGCGCGAAGGTATAGAAACGGTTACGTGCGCGCAGTTGTTCGCTTGTCGGGAACTCGTAATTGTCAAACGTGCGTTCGCGGAACAGAGCAGGGATACCAGCTTGCTCCAGACGCGCTTCGATCTTCGCCTGACGCTCTGCGCGCTCCTTCTCTGCGCGCTCTGCTGCCTCGCGGTCTGCGTCTTCCTTCGAGCAGGCAGGGCAGCGCGTAATTCGAATCACAGACTCAGCGACATTGATCTGTCGAATAGGGAAAGAACCGTGCTTTGCGCACGATCCCTCGTCTGGAAGTGTGGTTGATAAAACATGCATCGTCGGTTCCCGTTTGTTTTTGTACAACACTTCTGGTTAGAAAAGTGGCGTGCTGTAGTCCATGTCAGCAAGCGATTTTGTTTTACTAGATGATACACCAGATGTTTTAGATTTGGGCGAAGAAAAACGCTTGTCGTTCTTGATCCACATCTGGAAGGCGGCTTTCCAATCCTTGTACGTCGATCCCTTGGCGGTGTGATAGAGCTTGAATGCCTCCAGAAGCTCGTCGGGCGACGTGTAGCCCCGTTCAGCAGCCCAGTTCCGCAGATCGTCTGTGACGGCGAAATTCGCTGGCAGAGCGGTAGCCCTTTTAGTTTCCTTTGATTGGTTCTTTCCTATGGTTAATTCTGGGTGAACCTGCTGCACCCCCGAGGGTGAACCTGCTGCACCCATGGGTGAACCATCTGCACCCCCGGATAAGGGGAGTTCTGGTTCCGCGCCTGCGTTGCTTGCTACAGCGATGTGATGCGGAACTTGCAGGTAGAACAGATTGGATTGCTGCCGGCCTTCCTTGTTGAAGCGCTTTTCGCGTTTTAGCCAGCCGCCTTGCTCGGCGATTCCGACATGCTCGATGACGCTACGGGCCGAAAGCGACGTAAGATCCGCGAGGCGGGCGTAGGAGGGGAATGCGGGGTCGCCCATGTCATTGACGTGCATATCAAGCGCGACCAAGACGAGCTTGGTCGACGCCGATAATTTCGACTGCATGACCGCCTTCTTGTAGGTCCAAATGCTCATGCTTTCACCAATTCGAGCGTTCGCGGCTTGTTGTGAATCTGCTCAAGGCGCCATTCCTCGAACACGCCCGGGGAATACGATAGCCAGTCATAGTCCCAGTAAAGCGGCCCGTGCATGTGCTCCAGTTGGCACTCAAAGAACTCTCGCCTGTCCGAAACCCGGTACTCTGCGAGTGCTTCGTGGCACTCCCGCTCTTTCTGAAGCGCGTTTTCGAACTCCGCATAGCAGAGAACGACGAAGGGGGTTGCGACGCCAGTAGACGCGCTGAGATCCTTTGCCCGCTTGTGCGGGCTGCCGGACGTCATGCCGAGCTTGTAGATCCCGGGCATTGATTTGTTGCCGAGAATGTAGACGAATCCGTAACTCATGCTTCGTCCTTACCGGTGCCAACGACGCGCGCCGGCAGATCGCGCAGGCGCAGCAGGTCGACGATCTGCATACCGTCGCCAGCCGTGATCTCGTCGCTTGCCATAGCGAGCTTTACAGCGCGGTCAGGCGTCACAGGACGGGCGTAATTCTTGATGTGATACCAAGAGCACAGGCTCATGCCGAGCTTCTCGCGCACCTGGTCGACGATCTTGCGGCCGTGCTTTTGGTGGAACTCGTTTGCATCCATTTGTCGGCTCCTCGCGCCTGTTGATCTAAGGCTTTCATTGTATTATAAAGCGCCAAAAGTATCCAGTATTTGTAAGCGTAAAGCGCTGTAAGTTAGTGAAAACTCTAGTTTTTTGCTTTGGTCACGCTTGCATTCAGACGCCCGATGTCGCAATATTCAGTTACACGAGAAAAGCAGGGCGGCGAGGGGAACACGACCGTACCGGTGAAAAGCGCATGAGGTGCGCACGACGGGGCCAACCCGCGACTAAAACACAGGAACCGAAAGATGACCGTAGAAACAATCGAGCGCATCCGTCAGAGAAACTTCCTTTGGCTGTTTGACCAATTCAAGGAAGACTTCAGGAAGGATTGGCCGAACGAGCCAGATCGGGGAATGCTCAGACGATTTGCCGACCGTCTCGGCATGGATCAGATCTACGTGTCGCAGATCAAGAACGGTGGGAAGAAGGAAGAGGGCGGCAACGGTCGCATCATCGGCCCGCAGCTCGCGCGTCGCATAGAGAGCGCTCTGAACCTCCCGGAAGGCTGGCTCGACACAAACCATCAGGCGCCGGCAGAAGTCCAGGACGAGGGGCTGGCAGACGTTCTAAACACTGTCCGCGGCCTCTACGAGCATTCACCTGAAGCAACGCGCGCCGCACTGATAAAGGTGATGGGCGCTATCGTCACAGGAAAGCCGATAGAGACGATCGTCGAGAAAGAGCACGCAAAATAAGCTGCTCGCAAACGGTTGACAGCGGGTCAGACAAAAGTATTACAGCGCTAACAATTTTCGTCCTACCAAAGTAATTTTGACTTCTAATACAGCGAAAATGCAACAAAGCAATACAAGGATTTGTTGCGTACCCTTATGATATGCCTTATCGTTACGTGGACGCTTAGTTGAAAGCGCCTCCCCAAACGATTAGAAAGGCGGGTAATTATGACCGGTGCGCAAGTTGTCGCTACGAGTGGTACGAATGTTTTGCCGGTGTTCGAGGGCGAGTTATCGCCTCACGCCTGGACTGACCACGAATTCATCAATGCGGCCTGCGCCGCCATCCCCGTTCACATGCGTCAGGAGGCGATTGCCGCGCTCCTGTCGATCGTCGGACGACCGCACTAATACTCGCTAAGTTTTGGTTGACACAACTTGGACTGTTTTGATATGATTGTGTCACCGTGGGATTCATGCGTTCCCGGTTCCTTCTGCTGCAAAGCAGTTTCCGCTCCCCTGATGGGTTGAGCGGCTTTTTACACGCAGGCCGTCGCTAGAGCAATCAGCGGCGGCTTTTTCGTTTTCGCCGGCGCTCCCCACGCCTGACTGCTGGAAAGACAGCGCTCTTACGCATGCGCCCGACTGACAAAACAGGCTGGTGCCGGTCGACCTGAAAATCGATCTAGGTCCGGCGCAATCGTGAGAGTCAAGCGCGGTTTGCGGGTTAAGTCCCGTTCGCTGCGTAGGGTTGCGAGAACGAGGCCGCTCTCAAAAACAAAAAAGCCCGCATCGCGCGGGCTTGTTTTACTTTGTTTTCATCCATTCGATTGCCGCGTTAATCTTCGCTTCGTACTCTTCGTATTCGGCAAGAATTTCGCGGCGCGTCTTGCCGCTGTATCCATGTTGCAGGTCAAGCTCTGCATCGGTCAGGTTGCTGAACGCTGCGCGCGCGCGGTAGAGGTCATCGCCCCGCATGTTCTCCAGCGCTCGCATAGCAAGGGTCTTGTGTTCGTTGCTCATGGTTTCTCCGTGTGTGGATTGTTTATTGTAAATCTGCATCGTCCGGATCATCCTCCGGTTCTTCGTCATCCTCGCCATCTGTCTCGTTGTAGTAGGCGTCAGCCTCCTGATCGAGCCAGAAATCGTGGCTGCACTTAAACCGCGCGTTCACTGCGAGCCTCCAGTGCGTCAGAGAGGATTTGCAGCATGGCGCGCGCTTCGCCGATTGCGCATGCGCTCTCGATGGTGATGTGGCCGGACTGCACCAGCTCGCGCAGCTTGCCGATCGTCTCGGCTGCTTGCTTCAGGACGTAATTTTCATAGTTGCTCATGGTTGGTCTCCGCGCTTGCGTGTAGATATAATACGTCGTAAGTATTAGAACATCAAGTTTTGTTTGCAAACTGTCGACGCCGTGGATGCTTTGCGCGTTCGCTCGCCCACATTTAATACATTCGCAGACTTATAGGAGCCGCCATGTCTCTCGTCTCGCTTGTCGTTGTCGCGCTTGTGCTGCTGCTGTCTGCGCTTGGCGTGTTGGCTGTTGCGATGCTCGCAATGGACTTCGCTGAGGACGCTGAAGAAATGGCGCTGTGCCTGGATCAAGAGAACGCACACGGGGCGCTACTGGGCAGCGTAGAGAGCGAGAAGCATCGACTGATTGCTGGCGCGATGAAGGCTGATCGCGAGGCGGCACTAAAACGTATCGGGGGCGATGCTTGATCGATTACCAGAAAGTCATTGAGACGCACGGCAGCATCAAGGCTGCAGCTCGGGCAAGCGGCATCGCGGAGACGACGTTTCGCGATCGCATGAAGGCGGCGAAGCATCAAGACGTGGTGCTGACGCTGACGGAAAAGAAGCTGACGAACCGGCTTGCGATTCGCAATGGCTCGATCGTCGTTGGCTCTGACGCGCATTACTCGCCGAAGCTCATCACGACCGCGCACAAGGCGTTCTGCAATGTGATCGCGGAACACGCGAGCGATATCAAGGCGGTGATTCTGAACGGCGATTTGCTCGACGGCGCACGCATCAGCAAACACGCGCGCATTGGCTGGCAAAAGACGTACAGCGTCAAAGACGAGCTAGAGGCGGTGCAAGACCGCTTAGGCGAGATCGAGGCCGCTGCGCGCGGTATGAAGCTGCTGCGCACGATCGGCAATCATGATGTGAGATTCGACAGCCGCCTGGCTCACTCTGCGCCGGAATACGAAGGCATCGCAGGGTTTGCGCTCGCCGACCATCTGCCGGCGTGGAAAGACTCATACAGGATCGACGTCAATGACGACACAGTCATCATCCATTCAGTGGCTAACGGTATGCATGCCGCCTACAACAACGTCGTCAAAGGGGCTGGATATCACGTCATTACGGGTCATACGCACCGGCTCCAGGCTGTGCAGTTCCGTGGATTCGGTCGACTTCGATACGGCATTGAAACTGGAATGCTGGCCGATCCCGAGCAAGACGAGTTCCACTACCTGACCGGCCGCAACGCGAACTGGCAAAGCGGCTTTGCGGTGCTGACGTGGCGTGATGGCGAATTGCTTCATCCAGAGTTCTGCTCGGTGCGGGATGACGGTAAGGCGTACTTCCGTGGACAGAGGATGGCATGAGCAAATGCAAACCTGGCGGGTGCCAAGATATTGGATGCGAGGGCGGTTACTACTGCTTCAACGCAGATGGCACGCCAAAACCTCCGATAACGCCGGAGCAGCAGGAGCATATACGCGCCGCTCTTGCTCGGTATTGCGCCCGCCCTACAGGTGACATATGCGACCACTCGCCCCGCACGAAGACCTAGACACGGTAGCCGATGCGTTCGCAATCGTGATCGGCCATCTACTTAACGAGGGAGTCGTAGAGGTGGGCGATGACGCGTTCGAGATGCTGTCCAATCGCGCCATGCAATACGACGAAGACGAATACGCCGGGCTGATTGAGACGGCGATACAGATCATTGCTCGCGCCAGTACGGCGCATTAGTTCATCACCCCAGGCGCAGGTGGGAAAACAGCGTCAGCCGCGCAGGTCATGGAAGTGCTCTGTCTCCGCCCGCAAGGGAACTCTAGGGCGCGCCGGGTGCGGCAATCCTTCTTTCGCGCGCTCCTGGTCAGCGGATCGGCTCCGCGGCAACACATACGGGCCGGTGAGCGCGCACCTCAAAAGTAGATAGATTTAGACGGAAATAGACACATGGCTAAAGGTGTGAAAACCGGCGGCCGAGTCAGAGGAACGCCGAACAAGATCACGGCCGATATTCGGGCGCTGGCTCAGAACCATGCGCCGGAGGCAATCGCAATGCTCGCCACGATCTTGACGACGAGCGAGAACGATTCGGCCCGTATCGCGGCGGCAAAAGAGTTGCTTGACCGCGGGTATGGCAAGTCCACGCAGGCGGTTGAAATGTCCGGCAAGGACGGCGACCCGATCGCCATTACCAAGATCGAGCGCGTAATTGTCGATACTCCAAATTCAAACCCCGCGGGTGTTCGTTCCGCTACTTGAGCCTGCGCGCTACAAGGGCGGACACGGCGGCCGAGGCTCGGGCAAGTCGCATTTCTTCGGTGAGATGCTGATTGAGCGCTCTGTGATGGAAAAGACGGACGCCGTGTGTGTTCGTGAGGTGCAGAAGTCGCTCAAGCAGTCTGTCAAGAAACTGCTCGAAGGCAAGATTGAGTCGTTGAATGCCGGCGCGTACTTCGACGTCCAGGATGCGCAGATCAAGTCGACGCATGGCGGTCTGATTATGTTCCAGGGTATGCAGAACCATACCGCGGAGTCGATCAAGTCGCTGGAAGGCTTCGATATCGCGTGGGTCGAGGAAGCGCAGTCGCTTAGCCAACGCTCGCTTGATCTGCTGCGCCCGACTATTCGTAAGCCGGGATCGGAACTGTGGTTCTCGTGGAACCCGCGCGAATCGACTGACCCGGTAGACGCGCTGCTGCGCGGTGAAGAGCCGCCGCCTGGCGCTGTCGTTGTCGAAGCGAACTACATGGACAATCCGTGGCTCCCTGAGGAGCTGCGCATTGAAATGGAGTACGACAAGCGCCGTGATCCTGACAAGTACGCGCATATCTGGCTCGGTAAGTACCAGCAGAACAGCGAAGCGCGCGTATTCAAGAACTGGCGCATTGAAGAATTCGAACGGCCGGCGGGCACCATTCATCGGTTGGGTGCGGACTGGGGGTTCTCGGTCGATCCGTCCGTGCTGATTCGATGCGATATCGAAGGCAACCTGCTGTACGTCGATTACGAGGCGTACATGGTCGGCTGCGAGATCGTGAACCTGCCTGAACTGTTCATGAGCGTGCCGGATGCTGAGAAGTGGCCTATCACGGCTGACTCTGCGCGGCCGGAAACGATCAGCCACATGCAGAAGAACGGCTTTCCGAAGATTCGGCCGGCCATCAAGGGCGCGAAGTCGCTGGAAGAGGGCGTTGAATTCCTGAAGTCGTTCGACATCATCGTTCATCCGCGGTGCAAGCATCTGATCGATGAACTCTCGCTCTACAAGTACAAGGAAGACCCGTTGACGGGCGCCATCCTGCCGATTCTCGAAGACAAGGATAACCACGTCATCGACGCGCTGCGATACGCCTGTGAGGGCGCACGACGCGCCGGCAAGGCTCCTAAACCCTCTAAACCTGTTGTCCGTCGCCCGATTGTCGGTGCTGGCGGCTGGCTCGCATAAATGGCACGCAAAAAACAGGAAGACCCCAAGGCAAAGATCGTTGCCGAAGCGAAAGAGCGCTTTGCGCGCTGCGAGGAAGCCGAGAGCGAGTTTCGCAAGCGCTTCGTTGAAGACCTGAAGTTCGCCAATGGCGACGCCGACAACGGTTGGCAATGGCCCGATCAGATCCGCAACGCACGCGAAGGCGATCAGCGCCCGTGCCTGACGATCAACAAGACGCGTCAGCACAATCTACAGATCATCAACGATGCGAAGCAGAACAAGCCTAGCGTCAAGACGTTACCGGTGGACGGCGATGCGGATATCGAGATTGCTAAGATCCTTGATGGAATCATCCGGCATATCGAGTACAACTCGCACGCCGAGATCGTCTATGACACTGCTACCGAATTCGCTGTCCAAGGAGGTATTGGTT